GCGGGGATGACAGCAGGGGAAATGACAACCTTTGTGGAAATCAAGTACCGCGAATTGTTCGCGGATGGTTTCGAGTTTGACGACATTGAGTTTTTGGAGGTGTGACATGGCTTTGCTTTTAACAGTACTTGGTTGTTTCGGTCTTGGTTTCGCGGCGGGCGTTGCGGCGATCCTGTTCGCTGGTGTAACGCATTGCGATGATTGCGAATGAGTTACCTAATCAACGACCTTTGCGAGCTTGGCACGGTGCTAAGCGTGGTCGGTGTTGTTCTGTGGGTTTTAATGGGAGGTGAGTAGGATGGTGGACGTAAAAGACGATGGGTTGTTTACTTTTAGTCTCGATGAAGATGATTTAACATCGCTAGCTAGCCTGATTAAGTGTCTCAATCAAGCCGCAAGCGATGCGGAAGAAAACGTGATGTTTTTTCATGGCGTTATTAAGGTCACAAACAAGAGTTGCGGAGGTGGCGAAACATACGGATACATAAGGTCTATCGATGGTGATCCGTGGATGTTCGCTCCTAAAATAAACAGGGAGTTTGATGCGGTTCCGACTGCCGAGACAGCAGAAAGCGACGGTGCGAAGTGAACATCCTTAAAGTATTTGATGACTTCCGCCAGTTGAGCCGAGAGGATCAGAGAAAAATAGTTGAGTGGTTTAACTCGACGCCAGGAGTTTCTGGTGTTTTTCATGAAGCCCGCACAGTTGAATCCTCCACTGCTCGAAAAGTTAGGTTTGCTCCTCGAAAGTTTACTGAAGAGCAGCTTGATTACATCGACTATTGGCTACACGACGGAAAGCAGGGATGCAAGATCGCTGAATCATGCGAGTCGAGATGGCCTAACGAGCGAAGTTACGATGCTTGGCTGACAACCGTAAACAAGCGAAAGCGAGATATGAAAGAGAAGGTGCAAGCGTGAACTGGTGCTTCTGGATAAAGGTTACATCCGACGAAGGGCAGGCGATGGCATTCCGTCGCTTCCCTCAAACGCACGCTAGAGAGTTATGCGATGCGGCGTTAAACAAAGAGTTTGAAAGCATGCGTGACGCTGGTTTTAAGGTCGATTGGTCGGCAATCGATCCCGGCGGAATGCAAGAGATCTACGACTTAAATACCGAACAGTTCAAAGCGTTCGGTGAGGAGGTGAGGTTCTAATGAAGATCAACAAAGGCAAGCAATCGCGGTCACGTCGAATGCTTATTTACGGCGAGCCGGGCGTAGGCAAGTCGACGCTGGCGAGTCAGTTTCCGCATCCGTTGTTTCTCAATATGGAAGACGGCATCGGAGATATTGAGTGCGATTCGACGGACGTTATACGCAGTTACAAAGAGTTTCAGCAGTTGCTAGCGTTGGAACTTCCACAAACGGACTACGCTACAATTGTCATTGACACGGTCGACTGGTTGGAAAAGTTGCTGATGGTAGAAGTTGCATCGGCACACGGCAAGAAAACCATTGAGGACATCGGATTTGGCAAGGGGTATCAGTCCCTAGCGAAATCATGGCAAGACGTATTTGCAGGGTTGACGTTTTTGTGGAAACAAGGCCGAAACATCGTGCTGACTTGCCATGAGACTATTGACAAGTTCGCCGATCCAGAAGGAGACGGATACAACTACTACCGACCCGCATTGCATCGCGTCGGTTCGGCATGCGTGAGTGAGTGGTGCGATGAAGTGCTGTTTTGCAAACATCGACGAATCGCACGCAAAGCAGACGAAGGGAAGCGAACGGTAGCGGCGAAAGGAGATCGAGTGATTGTATGTAACAACATGCAAAGCATCGAAGCGAAAAACCGCTTGGGTATGCCGGATGAGATCCCGATGGAAATCGCATCCTTCTATCCGTATTTAACCAAAAACGAGATCAAGCCGAGCGGCAGCGTAGCCGCATCGGTGGTTGATCCGGCCAGTGAAATTCAGTTCGGAGAATAGCAATGAATATTGATTTCGATTTAGACCAATACGAAGCATCGAAGCCCGCCGGAGCGATACCAGCAGGCAAGTATCAGGCAGCGATCATATCAACAACCGAGAAAACCAGTCGAAACGGTGATCGTTATGTTGAGCTTGAATTGGAGATCATCGCTGGCGAGCATCAAGGCCATAAGGTTCGGGATATCCTAAACCTATGGCACCCCAATGAAAAACCGCGAAATATCGCACGCCAAACCCTCAAAGCGATCTGCGAAGCGATTGGCCGCAAGGTGTCGGACACTTCGCAATTATGCAACTATCCGCTATTGCTAAGCGTTGGCGTTGAGGATAACACCTACAACGGCACAACGTCGAAGGTTAATCGCGTCAAAGGCTACGCTAAGTTAGAGCGAAGCGTACCGCAACAATCACAAGCACCAGCTCCACAGCCTCGACAGGATGGGCAGGGGCGGCCTTGGTAATCGGTTGGTTAATCAGTTTCAGTTTTGTTTGTTTGTTTTTGAAAGGTTTCTAGATGTTACGTTTTGTTTTGTCAGTTGCGTTGTTGGTGATTGGTTCGGTTGCTTCAGCACAAACTCCGTTTCCAGCTCGATTTGTCGAGGCTGGTCAAACGGTCACGGTGCCAAAGGGCAATTACACGATGACGCAGCAAGTCGTTATTCGTGCCGGCGGTACGCTCATCCTCGATGCTGGCGTAAATGTCCGAGTCAGCAACTTGGGCTTGCCTATGCAAGTCTACGGGGCTTTAATCGTCAACGGCACGGCATCCGATCCGGTTGTTGTTGGGCCTGATGCGTTAGGCGTTTGCGGTACACTGCAAACCTACGCATCCCCTACGTCGCGTCCATCGATCCAAGCGACCTACCTGGATTGGACCACAACGCGAAACAGCAACGCATTATTTTTGAGTGCTTGCGACTTTGCCTTGACCAATAGCAAGATCACTAGCAAGGCTACAGCGGCGGCTAATCGCACCTGCGTTGCAGCGGTCGGTGGATCAGTTGGTACGCTGTCTAATTGCATGCTAGACGGTGCAAACGACCTGATTGCAAAGCCATCGGTGGGCGTTGCGATTGGTAACGGCACGAATCAGAGCGATGCGGTTGATTTGATTGAGACGTTGATTATCAACACGACTGACCCGGTCAAGATTCGCAAGCAGTTTGCATTGGTGAGCGGATCGATTGAGTAACGAGCAACCGCAAAAGCGGTGAGGATCGGTCGTCTAGCGGCCTAGGACGCACTGCGGGACGCGGTGAAACGCAGGTTCGACTCCTGCCCGATCCTTTGGAGAAAGCAAGATGCGTTTAGTTTTATTGTTGGCTTGTCTGGCAGGATGCCAAGCAAAGCCTGTTCGTTATGAGTTAATGGAGGTTAAGCATGAAGGTCACAGTCCAAAGATTACCGTTTCTAAAGTCGCTAGAAATCGCGGCGTCAATTGTCGGCAACAAGCCGCAAAACGAAGTGTTGCGTTACGTCAAGTTTACTTTTGTCTGGACTCACTTCACTTTAGAGGCGACTGACAACGAATTGTCAATCGTCTGCAATGTTGCTGATGCGGTGCAAACAGTGTGGGCAAACGGTAAAGCGTTACTACTTCCATCGAAAGTGATTCCGATCCTCAAGGATTGCGGCGGCGAGTCGGTTGATATCGAGGTTGACAACCAACTGCGGATTACAACGCAAAGCGGCGGGTTCACGCTCTCGATGCCGAACCCAGATGAGTTTCCCGGCGTCAAGATTGATGCAGCAGAGGGAGCGGCAGGTGTTCCCGGCGTTGCGTTGTCTGACGCGATTCGCCAGACGATCTACGCAACTGATTTAACCTCTACGCGGTATCAACTCGGCGGCGTGCTATTCGATATTTCGGAGCGGCTTACATGCGTTGCAACTGACGGTAGGCGGCTTGCCGTCTCATCCTGTCAGATTGCCGGAGAGGTTGCAGCGGTCAGCGGTATCGTGCCCATCAGGCCACTACAGGCCGTATCACGCATAATCGCAGCGGAAGGATGCGGAGTTGACGTAATGATCGACAACAGGTCAGCGGTGTTTGTGTGCGGTGACATATCGCTACAGACGCGATTGGTCGAGGGTAGATATCCCGACTGGAGAAAGGTGGTGCCATCGACAGACGGAGCATCTACGCTACGTTGCGATGCCGAAAAGTTCTTATCAGTTGTACGCCAAGCCGCAATCGTCAACGATCAAGACAGCCGTGGTATCGACCTCGTTATCTCATCCGGCGAACTGACCGCGACCGCAAAGACTGCGGAGGTCGGAGCATCTAGCGTTGTGATGGGATGCGAAGCGGACTCGCCAGCAAAGTTAACCGTCGATCACACGTACCTTGCAGACTTCCTAAGGAGTCTCGGCAAAGAGCAGACGGTTGAGATGCGATACAAGCAATCAGGCGATCCGGTTGTATTAACATCCGGTGACGTTGTAGGAGTTATTATGCCGATGGCGAGGAATTAAAAATGGACAAGATCAGCAAAGACAAGCAGTACACGACGCGGGAGGGTTCAGAAGTTCGCATCTATGCGACGGAAGAAGTTGGATTATATCCGATTCACGGTGCGATTAAGCGTAGCGAAGGGTGGATTAGTGCATCGTGGGGAAGCAGTGGATACGTTGTGAGCCCATGCCGAGAGATGCCTGACGACCTTATCGAAGTCAAGCCGCGAATGAAGGTTGAGCGGTGGGTTGTGGTTTACGGAAATGGAGAAGTAAATACGTTGAAAACTCCGCCAGTTCCGGGGAGTTATGGGCGTTTCGCAATCAAGCACATCGTATTTGAGGTCGAGGAAGGCGAGGGACTAGATGCGGTGTAGATGCTGCGAAAAGATCCTGAGCCCGTCTTACATCAAGAGCGGTGACAAGCATTGCAGTGCATGCTCTAGGGCAATCGCTGCTGGGTCAAGTTATTCCGAGGTTGTTTCAGAGATGGTCGAGATAGCCAAGGATCGAGGTGTTATACTTCGCCTCGAACGCTTGGCGGATCGGCACCGAAACGAAGAGATGCTTGGCATGAGTGCAAACCGTGCGGATGCACTTAAAAAGGTACGCGACGGCATCCGGCCAATGCGTCAACGGCTTAACAACGAAGGCGAGTATCAGTATGCGAAATGGTGGTGCAGCACATGCAACATTCCATTAACAAAGAAGCGTTGTCTGCGGTGCGAACTTGCTGCGAGCAGAGCATAACCGAAGCATTCCGCGAACGGGTCGCACTGATGATTTACGATGGCGGCTTGAGTGAGTTTGACGCTACGAGGGCCGCTTATTTTGAGTTACGACGGGCAGGGGGCGACGTGCCAACTGCGGTCAATGAAGAATGGAAGAGAGTAGGGAGGTTGACAAAGTGAGTGAACAAAAGATCGAAGAGTTTTGGCGTGACGCAACGGCGGATGATGTTGCTGAAATCGTGAAAACAGGCAAGGCAAAGGAAGCGAGGTTTCGAGATGAACTGCAAGACCATTGGATTAGTGGTAGCAATTCTTTCCTGGCTGGTGGTGTTATTTCCCATCGGCAGGTTATTACCTGGATCAGCAAAACCACGATTCGGTGGCAGTGTTGCCAAGTCTACGACCCGCCAGAGATCCTCAAGAACAAGCCCGATCCGGGCGAAGGGTACAGACTGCTCGAGAAGTTTCCGCCGGAGGAACTTCAAGAAGGCGATGAGGCTTGGGAGAATCATCGAGGTAATGAGTGGAGCAAGTCCGATTATGCTGAGAGGGGATGCAGAACCCAATGCGAAAAGCTTTGGTATCGCCGACTCATTGAAACGAACAATCCAGCATCTTCGAACAGTTGCCGTTCCCGCGACACAATACCCAGCGGCTGGCGATTGCTCGGCAAGGATGAGGGCCGACTGGCAAGTGACGCGTATTGGTCGCAGTCTTGCAAGGAATGGCTGTTGATCGGTGATGACAGGGTTGCGATTGCGAACGAGTTGAGCAAGTGGCACGCGATCCGGCAGATGGTGTATTACGATCACCGGGAACTGCGAGTGAACGGGGTTTACAGCACACCAGGCGGTCAGACGATCCGCATAACCGAGAAAGGCGTTGAGGTGGTGTGATGAGTGAGGCAAAATGCAAGCGGTGCGAAACGCTTCGCAGTAACATTATTGACCAGGAAGTCAAGCACCAAACTAGACTTGCTGAACTACTCGATAGATCCGGCATGGATTTGTGTTTTTGTCGTCAGTGCGGCATTGCGGTCATTTCAATTCCTGACGGTTTAGCACTCTGCAAAGACTGTGCAGAAAAGGCAGGTGAATGATGCAATACATCTATCAAGCAACGCTCGAACGCGTCGTTGACGGTGATACCGTCGATATTGTTATTGACTTAGGCTTTAGCACCTTTCGCAAGGAGCGTATCAGGCTGTACGGCATTGATGCACC